GGTGCACGCATGACCGCCCGCAAGATCGGCTTCGTCATCCTCGGCATCTGCGTGGCGATCGTCCTCATCGGATGCCTCACGGCCGGAGTGGCGCTGTGAGCGGCCCGAGGCGCATCACTCTGCCCGACCTGCCTGAGCCCTACTTCTGGCGCATCGTGGAGGTGTCTTCTGGCCCAGCCGTGATCCGGGCGCAGATCGTCTACCCGAGGGGCCGACGCGGCAAGCGTCTCGGCGTCTGGGGTGAAACACCGCCGATGGAGGCGGTTTACACAAGCGCACTGGAGAGCAATGCGGCAACCCTCAAGCGATCCCTCCTAAGCGTCAGGGTGAACCGAGAAATCGCCAACGACCTCGTGGGCGAGTACAGGAGGAAGCTGTGAGACTCGCCTTCTACACCTGTCTCGCGCTCGCCATCCTCTGCTTCTGGGCCTGGGCCGCATTCGTGGTGCTGTACTTCATCCACCTCCCCGACCCGACCTTCGGCGAAGCGGCACTGGTCTGCTTCGGCGGCAGCATCGCCTTCACGCTGGTCGCCGTCGGCATCGCGCGGTATGAGGTGGCGCGCTCATGAGCGGCATCAATCCAGGGGACTACGTGCGCGTCGGCGACTCGGACCTGACATGGTTCGTGCAGGCGATTCACCCGAACGCATCCGCGTACGGGGACCTCGCCCACCTCCGTTCCGGCCAGACGGGGCGCTCCCGATATGAGCCGGTGGCGTCGCTCACGCTCTTCAGGAGCGCGGAGTTCGAGTCGTGATCCTGGAGCGGCGAGAGACCGAGAACGGCGTCGAGTTCGTCTCGCCCGACGGGGAGCATCGACTCAGTGGCATCCACCGAGTCACAGCCGAGTGCTACGAGCACGGCTGCGTCATCCACTCTCCGTCCACCTGGGCGCTGAGCGAGGCGCCGCTGAATTGGCGGAACGATCGCGGCCTCTTCGAGCGCATCTGCGAGCACGGCGTCGGCCACCCTGACGCAGATTCGGCCGATTGGCTCGCCCGGCACGGGCGCGCGGTCGAGAACGTTCACGGATGCTGCGGGTGCTGCCGGTGAACGTCGGCGACACCGTGCGCCTGAATCTCCCCGGACCCGCCGGCGCGGAGCGCTTCCGCATCATGGCGATCCTCGGGGCAACACCGATGGTGCGCGGTCCGCTTCTACTGCGGCTGAAGTCCAAGACTGACGGCCGCACCATCTACGATCTTCCGAGTTCACTAACCACCAAGGAGGAACAAGCATGAGCCGATTCAAGGTCAACGAGGAGGTGGTCTGGTCCAGCGAGCGAGTGCGCGTCAAGGCCGCTGCCGATGGGCCACGCTGCCTTGTTCAGGGCGAGGGCTGGGCGATGCCAATGTGGGTGACCGACGACACCCTCCGCCACCCCAACCAGGAACCACGGTACGCCGAGGGCGGTGTCATCAAGGGCACCGGTGGCATTCTCTCGGCCGCGATCGACAACGGTTACGTCATCCCGGCGGCCGTCGCCAAGAAGGCGGGGCTTGAAGCCCTCAGGGCATTTGCCGACAAGACGGAGGGCGACAAGCCATTAGTCAACTATCCGACCCACGACGCCGTGAATCACCCGAAGCACTACATCTCGCACCCCAGCGGGATCGAGTGCATCCAGATCACCGAAGTCATGGGCTTCTGCCTGGGCAACGCGCTCAAGTACATCTGGCGCGCTGACCTGAAGAACGACGCGAACGAGGATTTCCGCAAGGCGATCTGGTACATCGAGCGCGAGCTATCGCTGCGCGAACGCAAAGAAAAACAACCCGCTAAGGAGAACTGACCACCATGACCGTCAAGAGAATCACCGAGATCCTGCCCCAGAAGGCCATCGTGGACGGCACGCTGCTCGTCACCGTGCTGCGCGAGGCCGAGGAGGGGAAGGTGGTGGTCGAGACCGGGCACGGCTCCCTGATCGTGGATAAGACCCGGTTGACACTGCTCGCATAAGCGTACAATGCATGGTGTCCCCCAATGCGGGGACAAACGGAACCCTCCGCGCGGACCTGACAGGGAAAGGCGCGGAGGGTTCCACATGTATTTTACGCGGCGGCCTGGAGAAACCGGTCAAGCCCGACTTCAAGCACCTCCACGATGCCCAGCTCTTTCTTGAACCCGGAGACCAGATCGCTCATGGTGAACTCCATGCAAAATCCACGCGGCCCGGTGATGAACACGCTGCCGGGGCAACCCGCAGTGTTGGCGTCAATGGTGAAGACGCGATTGCCGTCTCTGTCGACGATCTTTGTTGCCATGTTGCGAAAACCCCTGTCTATGAAAAAGAGTTCATCCCTAGTGAACGTTCGTTAAGAACCTACCTAGGCCCGCCGACTTTTTCACAGTTAACGGTCTCCCCCATTTCGGGTGTCACCCTTGCAACTAGCTAGCTTGGAGAGTAGATTCATATTTTAGCCGTGCACCCGAGGCGGCCCCACATAGGAGGAAGACGATGGCAACTGCCACTCGGCCCAAGAAGTCGGCCGAACCATCAATTGCTGTACCTGAAGTAACCGGGTATTCGACGGACATCAAGTACTACGCGACCCGCTACAAGCAGGGTGGCAGGACCGTTTACGCCCTCGACCTGTCCCCGCTGGAGGTGACGGCCACCGTGGGCCGCCCCGACCCCTCGAAGCCGACGCCTGGCAACCGCGCCATCCGACCGGCGCACGCGGCGAGCTTCGCGCGTTACTTCCGGGAGCACGAGAAGTGGGTCATCCCCGGCATGATCCTCCGCATTGCTGAACCGTTCGAGTTCGAGTCGGTCGCCAGCATCCAGGGCTCCGACTTCGGCGTGCTGGCGATACCTCGCCGCGCAGCACTAGACATCCACATTGCAGACGGCCAGCACCGCATCCTCGGCTTCCACTTGGCAGAAGACGGGATTGCCGCCGACTTGGACAAGGCCCGCTCGCAGTTGGCGATGGCGCGGCGGCAGGACCCGAAGGGCGCGCTCGTCCGCGAGGCGAACCGGCGCATCGAGGAACTGGTCAGTCAGCAAAAGCGGCTGGAGAATGAGCGCGTCAGCATCCAGATCGTCGTCGTGCAGGACCCGCGCGAGTTCAAGCAGATGTTCTTCGACATCGCCGACAACGCCCTCGGGATCACCGGCTCCGTCAAGGCTCGCTTCGACGCCCGCAAGGTCGTCAACCGCGCCCTGGAGTCCGTGCTGGAGCACGAGCTGCTCGAAGGCCGGGTGGACATCGAGGCGGACCGCATCGGCCGAGGCTCGATCTACTTCATGGGCGCCAAGCATGTCGCCGAGATGATTCGCAGCGTCATCGTGGGCCTCGATGGGCGCGTCTCGCGCAATCAGGACTTGACCTGGAAGGAGGAGGATGTCGCCCGGCGCGCCAAGACCTTCCTCGACGTGATGGTGGCAGCCTTCCCGCCGCTCCAGGCGATGATGAACGGGCAGTTGCTCCCGGACAACCTCCGCAAGACGAGCCTGCTCGGTTCGGTGCTGATGGATCGCATCCTGGCTGGCGTCTACCACGATCTGCGCGAGGATCACGCCTTCACCGACAAGATGGTGCAGGACTACTTCGCCAAGCTCGCGCCCCACATGAGCGGGCCGGTGTACGAGGGCTCCATTTGGCTGACCTATCTCGATCAGGGCATCTTCGACGATGGAGCGCTGGCTCCGAAGTCTCGACGCCAGGATCTCAAGTATCTGAAGAACAAGCTCGTGGACTGGGCGATCGAGCGGCCCAGCTTCCTTGACGAGCCGCCGGCGGCACGCCCGAAGCCTCCGGCGGAAGATGTCGACCCCGAGTACGGAATCGGCTACACCGCGCTCGGCGCGGACATTCCGAAGGAGTAGTCCAACCCGCACCACCCCGTTAGCCTGGCCCCCGCTGACACCGCGCAGCGGGGGCCTCTGTCTTGCCATGCGATATATCTGAGCGTTGCCTGTAAACTGGCTGCATGAGGAACCTCCCTGAGCGATACGAGCCGTCGGCCGCGCTCGGTCCCGTCGACAAGATCCTGCTCCGAGGCGCATCCTCCGGCCGCTCCCCCGAGGAGCTCTCCAAGCTCACCGGCGGCACCGTCAAACCGGCCGCCGCAGCACAGCGCGTCATCGACATCCTGAAGTCCCGCGACTGGCTCACACAGGTGCAGCGCAAGCAGCTTCTCATCGAGGATCTGATGACCCTCAAAGACAAGCTCATGCGCGAGGTCATCGACCTCAACATGACCAAAGACAACTCCGGCACGCTCGTGCGCGTCCTGAAGGAGATCGGCGACCAGCTCGACAAGGACAAGCTGGACATCAACGCCGCGCTCACTCAGATTCGCAAGGCCCACGCCGAGATGATGCTCGCCGCGATCCGCGTCGCGCTGGAGCGCAGCGCGTTGGAGTTGGAGAAGCGCTACCCGGATGTGTCCAAGTCGGAGTTGAACGAGGTCTTCCGCATGGCGCTGCCGGAGGCGGCCCGCGAGGTAGAGGCTTACGTTGTCGAGCCTGAATAGCTACATCACAGACCTCCTTCCTGACCTCGATGAGGGCCTGGAGGTCGACTCCAAGCGCGAGCGCTATCGGCATGACCCGGCGCTCTGGGCCAAGGACTTCCTGGGCCTCCAGTTCTGGGCCAAGCAGCGCGAGACGATGGATTCGGTGCGCGACTGCCGCCGAACCCTCGTCATCGCCGCGCACGGTACGGGCAAGACCTACTCCGCCGGCGTCATCGCCGCGTGGTGGGTGGATACGCACCCGATCAACGAGGTCTTCGTCGCCTCCACCGCTCCGTCGATGGATCAGGTTGCTCTGCTCTGGGACAACATCCGCGACGTGTTCACGATCGCCGACGAGCGCCACAAGGAGTACAAGCGCCGCCTGGCCGCAGGGCTCGACCTGGGCGAGTTCGCGGCGAACGATCACCCGCTCCCCGGCAAGATCACCGGCGACCAGAAGTGGAAGCTGCCCAACGGGCGCATGATCGGGCAGGGCCGCCGACCACCGGACAACAAGGCCGATGTCGCTTTCCAGGGTCGCCACGCCACCTACCTGCTCGCCATCGGTGACGAGTCGGTGGGCATCAACAAGGAGTTCCTGGACGCGCTCGGTAACATCGCCACCGGTATGCACAACCGCCAACTCCTGCTGTGCAACCCGACCGACCCGAACTCCGAGACCGCGAAGATCTGGAACCGGGACGACGACACCTGGAACAAGATTCAGGTCAGCCTGTTCGACTCCCCCATGATTACGCCGGAGGCCGGCTTCGACATCACCAAGGCCGAGGGTCTCTCGGGTCAGGAGTACATCGACGAGAAGAAGGCCGACTGGGGTGAGGACGACCCTCGCTACATCTCCCGCGTGCTCGGCCAGTGGGCCTTCGAGGCGGGCAACACCGTCTTCACCGAGTTCGAGATCGCGCAAGCCAAGAACACCGTCGTGCTCCCCGACCCGGAAGCGCACCCGCAGCAAGGGTGGGACATCGCCCGCATGGGCGCAGACGCCACGATCGGCCTCCAGGCGCGCGAAGGCGAGGTCTGGGAGACTGACCCCGAGACAGGCAAGCCTCTGCGGCCTACGGGGCGCAGGGGGCTCCAGGTGCGCAAGGTGGACCGCTGGGTGAAGGCGCCGCTCGTGGGCAACAACCCGGCGAACCTCGGCTCCGCGCAGCGCATCCACAACCACGCTGTCGGCGAAGGCGCCAAGGTGGTCTGCATCGACGCCTCGGGCATGGGCTCCTCCGTCGTGGACGGCCTGCGCGATATCGAGTACGAGCAGGGCTACATGCAGTACGCGATCGTCGAGGTGTTC